CTTGTTGCATTTCTTTGGCAAATATTGCCCCGTCCACAGTCTGGCGGCATAGCCCTTCCCAGACTTGGTTGTAGGCTTCTTCATCCCTTTGCTTTAGCGAGTCTTTTTCCAAGCGCAGGGTTTCAGGAAACCAAGGGTTATCTGACCAGTTGACCCGCATGGTGATGCAATCCTCTGGGGGGTTTGCCACAAACCGCTGGTAAGTCTCGTCTGTTTCCAACTCAGGATTGAACGAAATCCATATCTCTGAACCTTCTTTGCGGATTGTGGGTATTAGCGTATTCCAGCTAATTCGGCTGACCGTTTGCGCCTCCTCGACCCAACAAATATCAATTCCTTCCATACTTTTTACGTTAGCAACATTGTTTTTTAGACCAACAAAAAAAAATTCTGTCCCGTTTTTGCCTTTGATGCTAGCTTGAGTAATTTCATAAAACCCAGACAATCCAAGGCTTTCGATCTGGTCGCAAAGCAGTTTATGCACCGAATCCCTGATGCTGGTCTGGAACTCTCGGGCGCACAGAATACGCAATTGGCTTTTAGCGCCAAGAATTAACAATGCTCGGCATATTCCCCAAGACTTTGACCCACCCCTACCGCCTACCAATACTTTATAACGGGATTTTTGGAACAAGCCTTGCAGCTTTACGGGAAATTCCGCTTTGGCAATGGCATTTGATACATCACTCATTCGGGCTTGACAAAGGTGACCTGGATGCCAGACAGCAAAGGTGCGCCATCAACGCCTGAAATTTCTTGCTTGACGCTGTCACGGTACTTCTTAGGAAATCTTGCCGCCATTGACCGTGACCAAATCGTAGCGTTTATTTTGTCGCTTTCCTTGTTCTCAATCATATGGGTTTGGGCTATATCCTCCCACCATTGCAACTCAAATTCCTTAGCCAACTCCAAGGCGTGTAAAAATTCTGGAAATTGATCACGCCAGTTGTATAAAGTTTTAGTCCCAACGCCAAGAATAGCGCCAATTGCTTCGGTTGACTTGCCAATCTTCCCTAGTTCAATTACCTGCTCACAATATGCAGGGTCGTACATAGAAGGTCGCCCAACAGGGCGTTTAACTTCTTGGGGTTTATCGGCAATTTCGCTCACTTTTTTGGCTTTGCTTTGGCTTTTTTCTCAGCTTCACGTTTAACTGAATAGGCAATAGCCACCGCTTGTTTGGGTGGCTTGCCAGCGGCGATCTCTGCCTTAATGTTGGCCTTGAGCGCCTTGGGGGTCATTGATGCTATCAGCGGCATTTGCCTTCTCCTTGGATTCTTGGGCCAGTTTTTCTTGTAAGGCTTGCTTCAACTCGGTGTTTTCCCGAAAAAGCCCAGCGGCTTGCGCCATCGCATTGTCCCGCTGGCTTTCTAGCATTTCAACCAAAAGCTGAATCTCAGGGTTGGAATGTTTTAGCATAGTTAGGCTGTTTGGGTGACCATGATGTAGTACACACCGCCAGCATCATCCACAAACTTGATAGCGTGTGATTGAGTGGGTGAACCAACCTTTGCAGCCAATACACCGCCCACGGTTGGGGCTGGCATATTCAGCAAATTGGTCAGCTTGGTTGTGTTGCTGTTGGTCACACGGGCATATGCCGCGCTTGCTGGCAAAGTTACACCAGCGGCAAAGTTGGTATCCAACTGAATTGCTGCCAATGTGCCGCCTGGGGTTGGGTCATTGCCGCCAATGGTTGCACGAACAGCGTTTGCAGCGCCCGAAATGCTTGCCAAAGTGCCATTGATTTCGGTGGAAATGTGTGCGCCGTTGATCGTTCCACCTGTGGCGGCATTTGTGCCCGTCACCACACTAAATGCTCGAATGGTTTCACCGCTACCAGTGCTACTAAAAGTCAGCTTTTGGTAAGTCAAACGGGTGTCGCCACTTGCGGCGCTGGTCGTGGCATATGCCCCGTTGATGATGCCGCTGGTCGTTACAGCTACTGGAACAGTTGAATTACCAACTTGAACTGAAACGAACTCTGGGTCAGCGTAAGCTACGCCTGTTGCGATTGAATTTGACATGATATTTCCTTTATTTCTTCCAAAAGGGTTAACAATTCCAGTTTTTTAAGCTGGCCTTTGCCCGTTCTGCTGGGCCTTTAGAGTGTTTTACCACCCCCTCCATCCTAGCGCAAAAACTGGCTTTTCGTCCAGCATCTGCCTTGGTCTTGGGGTTTGGGGCTGGTGGCTTCAAGTTTGAGTTATTCTTAGCGTTGTACTCTGCACGGCCTTTAGCGGTCATTCCCGCACCTTTTTCGGTGGGGTTGTAGGTTTTCCCCTTGCCCGTGGTCTTGTGGGGGATGGGCTTGTTGTGCTTTGCCATGATTACTTCTTTTTGGCGGTTTTGGCAGATTCTTTGAATGCCTGGGCAGTTGGTGCACCCTTGGCCCCAGGCGACCTCATGCGCTCGGGGGTCTTACCCGCCGCCTTTTGGCGTTCTATGCGTTCCTGTTTAGCGTGAATGTTGGCGTAAAGCCCAGGTTTAGTTGCCATTTTTAAGCCTCCACAACGGCGCAAATGTCCGCTTCTTGAATGATTTGATAATCCTGCCCATCAATCTTGTGGGTAGGCCACTTCAGATAGTCGCCGTTCCCATACTTGATGAAGTCGCCAGCTTGAACGCCCTCCACATCTGGGCCAACCGCCACAACCGTTCCCTCGTTAAAGGGTTCTTTGTTGTCAATATAAATGATGTCGGAGATATGCCGCACCTGGGGGCGTACCACCACCCGATCACGCAGAGGCTTTAGCATTTGCTTTCCTCTCGTATTTGCGCTTTGGGGGCGTGATTTGATCGGTGGTTATGTCGTACACAGGCAAGGCGACTAAATCGACCTTCACATCCTGCGTTTCAACAATCAGATGTTGCCCACACCAATCTTTTTCGTGCTTGTTCACCTGTTGCGGATTGAACCGACAGATACCCATGATTTGCTGGGCGCGGAAATACTTGCAGTTCCCGCAATTAGAATCTATTTCAGCCATTCAAAACCTCCTTTTTTGTCTGGTCAGTAAGCCCTGCCGTCTTATTCACGGTGGGGCTTACGCTTTATTGGCAAGACTTGCGATTGTGAGTGTAGCAAACACCATTTGATTTGCCACCAGTGCATTCATTGCCGCCAGACATTTTGTTGGTCATGGCATTGGGAATGTTGTTTTTTACGCTGCCGTTTGACTTCATGTCAGGCGCAGGGTTGCCCTTCATGGAGACTTGTGCGCCGTAGCCTTTGGGTTCGTTTTTCATCATATTTGCCATGATTTCCTCATTTCAAGGTTAAAAGATACAGGGTTGAATTGATCAGATCAGCAATTTCATCAACGATGTTTTGCAATTCTGAGTCTTGGGGGATTTCTTCTCGCGCTTCTTGCACAAACCCTTTTAGCTGGGTCAGATACTCATGCGGCGTTTCTTTGGGCTGGTGCAGTTCATCAGGAAACTTTTTCATCCTGGTGTCGTAGCGCCCCTGGTAACTCTCTGCCAGACTGTCGGCAAGGTCTACGATCTTGGGGTAAAACTTGCCCAATGCTTTATGCGTGCTGTACTCAGTCGTTTGCAAATGTTGGAAGTGCGTGATTGTTCCCGCATGAAACAGCGTGGCGACAAATTCGGCAACTTCTTCGTTTTTCATGCGCTCACTATATCAAAAAAAAGGGGGCGAACCCCCAAAATGCTGGCAACTGCTACCAACACGGCTGGGGACTGGTGAGGAATTACCAGAGGCGGCGCAAGACCTAAGTCGGCAACCGCATGAACCAGTCAATCCCCATGCGTGTGTTTAGATTTTCGCATCAGGTAGCGGAATGTCAATAGGCCAGCAGTCCCGCAGTGCATCAATTGTCCTGTGATGGGCCTTTAGCCACATTTCCTGACGTTCCTGGCGGCTTAAATCCTTGCCTTGGTCAATCTCGTAATGGCATCCCAGGCACAGCGCAGCTACCAGATTGTCATCAGCTTTGACCCCTCGGCCCTTGCCGCCGCCCCAGTTTGTGTGCGCCGCTTGCACCATATTGCCCGACCCACAGGCTTGGCAGTCAAGGCTTGCCACCAGTTTCAGCAGCTTTTTTGACCTGACGTATGAATGTTTTTCGATCAACTATTGTCTCCAATGTGGAAAACCTGTGGAAATTAGCGCATTCCAAGCGCCTTCTTCTTGTATTGCCTGTGGATATTCTGGATTCTTTCACAATTGTCCATGTTCCGCATTCTGGACATTTCATCTCATTGCCCGATCAGTTCGATTGTTGGCATAAATGTTGGCTTTTTCAGCTTCAATTCTTGCTTGTGCCGCAACCATTAGCCATTTAGCTTTTTCTCTCTGTTCTACCGCTTGTTGTAAAGCTAACAAATGCTGCACATATTTGGGGTCGGCATAGGCTTCTCTTTCTTGTGCGGCTGTTGTTTTGTGTCCTTGAAGTTCAAAATCTTTCATCAACTGTGCTTTAACAGTTTTTCGTAGTTCAGTCATATAAACCAACTGTGCTTCAGCTACGGCATAGTCTCCCGCATGGTCACGCAAATAATCTACGGCTTTGTCAAGTAAGTTCATTTTTAAAGCCACGCCCAAGTAGCGCCACTTTTAATCCCATAAAGTGTTGGTCTCGGAATACCTGTTTCATTGTGCAAAAAAGTTACCGAAACACCATTTGTCAATTTGTTTTTTATAGATTTGATAAATTCAGTTGAATATTTGTTTGATCCGCATTTTTCACCCCTTGGTGTTTTGCCCATTCTTATTTGGTCTGCCATGTTGCCTTTGCGGGTATCAATACGCAAATTTTCTAAGTTGTTGTTTAATTTGTCACCATCAAAATGACAAACATCTAAACCTTCCGCATTCCCAATGTAAGTTACAGCCACCAATCGATGCACAAGATATTCTTTTCTGCATGAATCCCTGCATAAAGCCACCTTTGCATAGCCATTTTTTAAAATTGTCCATTTAAGTGTTTTGCCAACAACAGCACCACAAGCACCCGTCACACGGCAAACTTCGCCTTTTTTACTAATTGTGTATTCGGGCCAGTCAGGTATTTGCAAATCGTTGTTCATAAATTATTGTATCTTACTTTTCCAACTCAAGATACACCCTCTGGGCTTTGGCATCGCCATAGGCTCGGGCTTTGTTACGTATGTCTTGGGCGGCTTCTTCTGGTTTCATTTAATCTCCACAAAAACAAGCAATTGATTCTTCATTTGGGTCAAACATATCTTTTTGCTCTGCGGCAAATTTAATCATCGATGCGTAGGACGGGCGGTCAGAACGAAACACCGCACCGCTTGGCTTGGATGCCAATGCCAATGCCTCCATTTTTGCCCACCAGATACCACGTTCTGGCTTTTCTGCAATTAGAGATAACACCTGCGCCCCGCCTTTTAAAAAGCAAAGGTCACAATTGCCGTGCATAGTCACGCCGTTCATGTTCGGCAGTTCAAGATCAAAGGACTGATTGCGCCAAAATTCCCCGACAGTTTCTTTTGTTACCCCAGCGGTCACCAATGGAATCCTAGATTTGTCTGCAATTTTGGCGGCTCGGCGCTGTTCATCAGCCCTCATGCCAACCCAATCCATTGTTTCGTTGTGTTCCCAACCCAAGGATTTAAGGTACTTGTGAATGGTGCGGATTTTTAATTCTGATGTGCAAAATCTAGTCACAGGGTTTGGCAAATATTGCCGTTTGCGAATAAGGGCTTCAAAAGGTTCGCCATTTCTGCTGGCGGTCTGAAAGTCAACCCGCACAAAAGCTGGCTCGGCATCTTGATATTCAACCCAATGAATCTCAACATTCCAGTTATCAGAACAGGCTTGGACAAATCTCAAAGTAGCCTCATCTTCTTTGCCAGTGTTGGCAAAACACACGATGGCATCGCTTGGCAATTGACCCCCCCCCGCTTCTAATACTTTATACAACATATATCCGCTTGTGCGCCCACCGCTAAAGCTGATGCACGTTGGCTCAAAAATTTCAAATGGATTCATTTCAAAACTCCAATCATGCGTAAAGCGGCTTCTGGGCCGTCTATTCTTGCCAAGGTACTACCAGACCAATTCTCAAAAAAGTCGGCTTGTAAGGCTGTTAAACGGGCTTTAGAGTCCCTTTTAATTTCCACCAACCATGTGTGACCCCGAAACCCACACAAAAGATCAACTGGTAAACCAATAATCCAGACATACGCCCCGGCTTTGCGTAATGCCTCAACTATGTCGGCTTGGTTTTTATCAACCCTCGCGGCGTATCGCATTCATGCGCTTTCGTAAGTCATCAGCGGCAACCTCGCCCCTGCGCCGTGCAATGTCTGCAATTGTTGCTTGCCACCAAGCAGTCGCCTTTTCTTTGCCCACATCCTTGATTTTCTGGTTGAACCTCTGCAACCATTCTTTCGCCTCGGTGTGCCTCATGGTCTCCAGTAAGCGCAAGCGCTCGGTTGATAACGAAACGGGAGTAATTCTCATTTCCATCTTTCAGTTTGTCTAACAATTGGTGGGCCTCAAAATAAGTCATTTGCCCCCTCGCAATTGGGCCAAACGCTCGCGGATATGCTCTGGCATCGGGGCGGCGTTTTTTCTGTCTTCTTCCAGCTTTACCAGCACAGGGTCACGCTCTGGTTTGGCCTCGGGTATCTCTGCCCCGTCCCATCGTTGTTGGTTTAAATAGACCTTGGGGGCTGGGATATACATCCCGTTGTCCCTCAACCATTGCGGGGTTGTTTTCATCCAATCAAGGTGTTTCAAAATGACGTTGATTTGGTAAAAATAGTAGTTCTCGGCCCACTTTTTCTTGCAAGCGGCCTTTTCGCCTTTGCGGTCACATCTGGGGTAAGCCTCCCAAAATTCTTCAAAGCCCTGATCGGTGATTTTGGGCATCTGTGGCATTCCAAATAAGTCATCCATTTGATTTCTCCATAGGTCTGACAAGGGTGGATAGAGTCCTATCCTGCCCTCTCCAGCGTTTGTCTTGTTCTACATTCATCATGATT